AGGCTCGCGGTCCTCGTCCAATGAGGCGATCTCCCCCTGCTCTAGGAGGTAGAGCGCCCCATTGTAGAGGGTAAGCTGGCTTGTGGTAGCCATCAGGCCGCCACCGCCCTGGAGTGGTTGACGAGCCACTCGTTGGCGTCCTCAAAGGAGTTGTGGCCCTTGCTGATGACCTCCATGTCGGCGAGCCGGATGACGCGGAAGTTCTCACCCGTGGTGAAGTCCACCGAGAACTTCTTGTCATCGATCTCGTCTGCGAGGATGACCTTCATCTCATGCCACTCAAGTTCATGTAGGCTCGCCATGACCTTGTCGGCATACCGCACGAAATATCGCCCATACCACGATCCATCCTTGGGGATGACCACGATCTCGGACATGCTCGGGATCTGGGAGGCGCAGTGGCGCCAGTAGGTCTTATCCAGCACCTCTTCACGCTTGGTGCCGGGTGGAACCTGTGCGACGAAGCGGGCTACGACCGTCTCCGCGTAGTGGAAGTCAACTGCCGACAGCGCGAGTGCGCGGGCTGGGTTTGGTTTTGCCTTCTCTGGAGCTTTTGTTTTGGTTGCGGCTTTCGCCATTGTTCAAGTCCTTTTCCTGTTTAAGAGAGCAAGGGGCGCCCCTCTCGAGACGCCCCCCGTGACTACCCAGTAGACGCCGGTCTGCTGGGATTCTCAGGAGGCCGAGCTTACCATTAGCCCGGTCGTCAGGCTCGTATAGGTCGCAGCCACAACAGTCACAGCGTGAACGCTGGTTGTGTAGGTGCCGAGCGTGGACTCGATCGCGATAACCGTGTCCCCCGGCGCCATGCCGAGATCCTGACCATTTGAGATATGGTCCGAAGTCCCGACCACGGCCTGGAGGTGCGTCGAGTTGTACTTCCAGGTTCGCGGGGCTGCGACCGGCTGGTCGCCCGCAAGATGCGGAGGATTGCCTGTTTCGTAAGCCATCCATTTCCTCCTTGGTTACGAGGCCGAACTGATGACAAGACCAGCCGACCAAGTCGTAGTGGTTGCAGCCACCGCGGAACAGCGGTGGAAGGACACGGCGCTCGAAAGCGAGATCGCGCACAACGTGTCATGGACGTTGACCCCAAGATCCTGACCGTCCGTGATGAAATCGGAGGCACCAATATCCGTCTGGAGATGGGTGCTGCGATACATCCAAGACTTGCCGCCGGTCGAGCCGAAGGCGATCTGGTTGTTGCAAGCAACGATGGGGTTGGGGGAGGTGGTGTTATAAGCTGCATATGCCATGGTTCATACCCCCTAACTGGCTGCGTAAGCGGAAGAATCGTGCTTCATCTGCACACCACCGCTGTTCTGCAAGAGGACACTGCCCATGAAGACCGTGCAGCGCGCCCAGGAGTAATCCTGTTCCTCATCATAGCCAACCGGCGATTCCATGGTGTCTTTATCCACGGCGTGGCCGATCGAGTTGCGATGGAAGAGGTAGCACTTTTCGGTCGTACCCGCACCGCTCGCTCCGACAGAGCCAGTGAGGCGGGGATGGACGATCCAGTTGACGCCATACCAACGATGGAACATGCGGGCAGGACCGTTGAATGGCTTCACATCCACATAGTCGCCGCTTGCGTATTCCGGTATCTGCATCAGGTAGTTGTCGAAGCCCGGCGAAATAAGGCCGAACATATTGTCCATTTCCTCTGTGGGAACGAAGTTGTCCCCGAGGATGGTCTTCGACTTCGCGATCATGTCAAGAGTCGCGATCGCGCTGGTGCCGGTATCGTTGGTCATCGTATCCAGAACTTCGATGATGTCATCGTCGATCTGGCGGTTGATGACGGCCATGCTCGTCTCCTGCATGATCCGCTTCTGATCAGACTGGGAGGCAAACACATTAAAGCCGGTCTTCCGAACCAGATCATGCCACTCACGAAGTGTGGCGGTGGTCTGGGTCAGATTATCGGCTCGGGCTTGAATCAGGCCGTTCACGCCACGGGTGACGGCAGATGCGGAGCCACTATCGGCGACGAGGAAAGTTGCCTTGTTGCCTTTGATGACGGTTTCCGTAACGACCGTGCTTCTCAACCGGGTTTGCCGGTCTTCAAAGCCGTGGATGAACTCCTGTCGGTATTGAGTCTGAAATGCAGTTTCTGCCATGACAGGCTCCTTTCGGGACAAGGGTTACGTTCGTCCGGTGGGTTAGCCTATATGCAGAAACGCATGAGGGTTGTCTGTCGCCAGGGCCTCGACGGATCAATAGGTGCCGCCTTAGAACTTAAAATGGTTCAGTAGCCCCGGGGCCGCCGCATCTGTGTATTGGGTGGGTTATCCGGTATTTGCCTTATAGGACACATCATGTTGTGGTGTCAACTATGGTGCCAAGTGCTTCCTCCACATCTTTAGGATCATGGGCGACGAAGTTTCGGAACGCCCGCGGATTCCAGTCAGGATCTATGCCTTCTTCAGTGATATGGCTGCGCCAGACTTCAACATCATCTCGCTGACATTTGGGGGAGCCAGCACGAAGGAGCCGCTCGAGGTTACCAGGGGACACAACGTCCCGAGTAGGGCCATCTCTGCCTCCGCGTCCGTCACTGTAGGTAGGCATCGGCAGTGCGCCTGAACATTTGCCACAGTATGTCTCAACCTGGTCTTGAAATGCATCTGGTTCTTTCCTCCACCAGTCTTTTACCAATGGGTACCCACCGGGTCCATCTAGTAGCCAGTCCTGTGCTGCGGCGATCTCACAGAAGAACGCCCCCTTTGGCGTAATAGAAGCCGACCATCGCGCCTGAAATGGGCAGTTATCAATGAGCGTTCGTCGCAAGTCATCGTCTTTAACAACCTCGTCGATGGCGACCAGAAGTGGCTGGTGTCTACCGGATGGCTGACTGTGGTCGTTGAAAGCCACCCGCTCCTTGTGAAAGGTATCAAGGATATCCTCCTTATACTCTGCCCACTGCCAGCCTGAAGTCCACATTTCTCTTTTATCTTTATCGGGAACCATCTCCCGAAACTTGGCAAGCAGCACGGTGAACCGCGGATGAAGTGCGGGTTCTCCACCCATGATGCCGATACGACCGGGATACCCATCCAGTGACCCAATAGCTTGGATGAAGGTTTTATCGTCCATGAAATACGGCTTCCTGTGATGTCCAACAAAACGGGTGCAGTTGGCACAACCGAGGTGACAGGCATTGGTGATGTCGATCTGGATAACCGTGTTTTCATGGATGCCCCTCATCGAGCCTTGCTCCTCGCCATGTTCTCTTCGACGGTGAGAATCTCAGCATACCGGCGCTGATGGTTCGTCATGCCGTCCTTGCCCTTGGCGTCGGTGTAGTACGGACCCTTCGTCTCCTTCATCATGGTTTCGAGTTCCGCCTTCTCGGCGGCGAGGGACTTCGCATCCGCCGAACCCTCGGCTGGTGCCGTCACGCCGGCTTCCATGCCACGGTTGGCGAGCCACCGCATATGCTCGGGCGAGTTCACGATCAACGTGCCGTCAGGTAGGCGGGACTGCATGAAGTCGGTCGCCGCCTCCTTCGACATCAGACCTATGACGGCGAGGCCGGCGGTCGTCATCGCCTTCGCCTGGTCACCGTACTCGTCCCGTATCGCCGCGGTGGTCGCCGCCTGATCGGTTGCGTCCTGCGTGGTCTGCCCCTCTGCCGTGGTATTGGCGTGGTCGTAGACCGAAACCAGAATGTCATTGACAACGTCAGGCGCGAGGTTGTGCTTGTACGCCACCTCGAGGTAGGAGTTCACGAAGTCCGTATCTCCGTCTGGAACCGTGAAGCCCTCGGGATAATGCTTGGAGTACTCGTCCATCGCCGATGGGATGCCGTGCGTTGCCCGCCATGCGGACTGGTCCTCGGGTGACCCTTCTGTCGGAAATGGATCGGGAAGCTCACCCTGCTTCCACATCTTCTCGGCGTTGCGTCCCCAGTCGGCGACCTCACGCGGGGAGTCGAAGCGGTTGAGGCGCTCGCGGAAGTCCTTGTCGTCGCCAGACATCGCGTCTCGCCAGTCGTCACGCCACTCGGCTTGTTTGCCGGCGGGTTCTGGTGCCGGCTCTGGAGCCGATTCAGGTGCTGGTTCTGGTGCTGGCTCTGGAGCCGGCGCGGGTTCTGGTTCCGGTGCTACTTCTGGTGCTGCTTCAGCCATTGTCTTTGCCTCTTCCTAATTTAAGTTTGTTTAAGAGTTCTGTTGCCTTGGTTACCTGACCAAGGTTCTGGTTGATGATGTTGACGATGGTCCGACCTATATGCCGGTTGCCTTCGTTGAAATCCGTCATGCGGGGCGACTCCTCATCGAACGACATGTCATATGTTTTCGATAGCTCATTGACGATACAGCGTATCGCCCTGATCTGTTCGTTCGGTCCTCCCTCGCCCTGCGCCACAGCTTGGATGGCGTAGGCGTCCTGTATATCCGCCGGCATCACCAGCGGCTTGGTCATTGCCATTTAAATTACGCCGACCTCCTCTGCCACATCCACCTCTTCAGGCGGCAAGTTCATGTTGGCGGCCGCCGTCTCGGAATCCGTCCTCTCGGCATCGGCTACCTTGCCTGCAACCTCGGCGCCGATCGCCGTCTGCTCGGCAAGTTTCATCGCCGCTTCTTCCTGTTGCTGCTCCTCCTGTATCTGATCGAGTTCGTCTTCCTCGACCATCCAGTCGGACGGCGTACCGATGCCGTGCAGCGCATCGCGTAGACCAATGCGCCAGTCCACCATGCGGAGAGCCAGCGGATCCAGCGGCTCCAACTCGAGAGCCATACCCTTGGCCTCAAGAAGCTGTTGGCCCTTGATGCGGTCTATCGCCTCATTGAGCGGGGATTCAAACTCGAACTCGACGCCGACGCCGCGGAGGCTCTCGGGCATCTCTGCCTCGGGTCCGAAGCCGCCGTTCCTCAGACTGATGTCGAAGTCTTGCTGCATCAGAGCGCCGTTGTAATCTGCCTCCATGGGTTGGAACAATGGGAGGGCGTTCCGAATGAACTCCTCGATCCTTTTGCTCACCTCGAAGGCGGTCATGTCGCCACCCTGCGCCTCGGGAAGGTTGAGCCTGTTAAGGTAGAATGCCTCGGCGATCATCTGCCGGGTGTCGGTTATCATATCGAAGCCCAGCGGGATGTACTTCTCGCCGTTCATGTGGAGTGGCCGCACCACCTCGCCCAGCCTCTCGTCATAGACGGCGTCAACCGCGGTGAACCCGCCGGGATAGCTCTCGATGCCGCCCTTGATCGCCTCGCTCACGCCGAGCAGCGGAGGATCGACAGCCTTCTCGCCGGCAGCGAGCAGGGTATAGGTCATCGCCTGGATCAGCCGAGCATCCGGCAGGGCTGCGACGGTGGCTGGGGAGTAGGCGTATTGAGAGCCTGAGACGGTCTGCCACCTCGGGATGACGTAGTATCGGTCCCACTTTCCGACCTCCTCGAGCATGGTTTCGTTGGTGAGGTCGAGATAGACCGAGATGTATGGCTTGTTGCCGAACTTCTTGTTGTCCGCATCGTAGGCGTCAGCCTCTATGATGATGTGTCTGCACTCGACCTTCGCCGATGGGTCTTCCTTCGCCATGTTGTTCAGGGCGTCTGACGCCGTCTCGGGAAATAATGCAGCCAGGTTTCGCGCTTCCGGCTCCCACTTACGGTGGATCTCTCCGATCTGACCGTATGCGTTCTCGGTCCACGCCATATCCCTCAGATGCCAGCACCGATGCAGGAGGATCTGCCCGGTGGTCGGCGCCGTCGCCAGTTCGGACGATATGACAGCCTGTCCGAAGGCGGCGTAGTCGTTGTCTGCCTCCTTCGTCGCCCGCACGAAGCCGCTCTCAATGTCGTAGAGCGTCCGCTTCAGGGTTGCCTCGGCGCGGTCAAGCCACTGCCGCTCATCCTCGAGGCCGGATTCCGCACCCTTCTTCTTTATATGGAACCACTGCTTTGCCGGTGGGCGCAGCATGGAGCCGAACGCATTGGCGAGATCACGCCTCGCCAGCACCGGATAGGATGTATCAAGGTCGGAGGCGAACGTCTCGCCGGCCGTCCTCTGATATGTGAAATCAGCCCGCTCTGGATAGAACTGCTCGGCGATCTCCTGCCACAGGATCAGGAGCGTGTCCCTCTGCGTGGTGAACATCTTGGTGTCGAGTTCGAGGAGGCGGCGGTGCCGTGCGTGGATAAATGACATGATCAGTCTCCCCCGAGGCTTCTACGCGAGTAACCTGTCGTAGCCCCGAACCGTGACTTGCCTTCCTTGCGGCGCTTGGCGGCGGCCAGTTCCATCGATCGACGGATGGTGGCGCGGTTGGGTGCGTACTTGAACTTGGGGTTGGTTCCCTGACCCTGACTGGGGGGAGGCTTTCCGGGTGCGGTCGCGATGCCATGGGCTGCTCCGGCTGCACCGGTAACAGCACCAGCCGTCGCTATCTTTTCCATGGTAGACATGTCCCCAACACCCTTCAATACCTTGCCCATGACGGTGGGGGGTTTGGCGGCGCCGCCAGTGGTTACTGATGTCGAGGCATAGTCAGCAGCGCCCTTTGTTGTAACGCCGGCATCAGTGACAGGAGTCCCTGTCGTCACCGCGTCCAGTCTTGCTTGAACGAGGGACTGTGGGGTTGAGTATGCCATCGGTGCCGGCGCGTTGCTTCCGACCGTCGATACACCAGGAATAACGCCACCCTGAACGCCTGAGACAACCCCCGGGTTAGCAAGTGACGCCGTCGCGCCTTCAGCTACCTTCTCCCCTGCCACGGCTACGCCTTTGCCGAGCGTGTCAGCGGCAACGCCTCCTATCAAGGTTTCAGTGCCGGCAGTGGCGGCCGTGGTCGCAGCAGTTGTTCCGGCGGCGGTAGCGGCGGCAGCGGCCGGAGCGGTGGCGGCGAGGGTAGGAGCGGCGGCGGCTCCGGCGGCCATACCTTTAGTGGCGGCAGCAAGAAGAGCGGGAGTAATGACTGGATCGCACATGGCTTACCTCATATCCCAGTACAACGAGGGACCAGCCTCTTCAAAACCCGAGCGTTTCATTATTGCTATGAACGCCCTCTGATCTCGATCCTTCAGGCCCGCGTTCGCTGTGACGAAGACTTGGCTCACTTCCTGTGCGGCAAACCAAAGCTTGAGGGCTGCGATCAAATGCTTCGACGCAACACCCTTCCTTGCTCTCTCTATAACATAAAACTGTATGACATAGCCAAGTGGTTTTTTGTAGATCATGTTTGAGGCGGCAACCATGACAAGACCGGCAACGCCGTCATCATCAATGGCGAGGAGGATATCATGCCCGTCAAACTCGATGAACGCCCCCAGATACTGAAGCGCCTCGGTCATATCGAACTCGGTGCCGTAACGTGTCTCCCTCGCCCAACCCTTGGCGATCTCGATCAGTTCCCAGCGGTCTGACATTTCAGCGGGGCGGGTGATCACCTCTTCCTCCTCTTCTGCCCGCGCTGCGTCTTCTTGGTCATCACTTCCGGCTTGCGGCCGCCACCGGAACGCCCCTGGAGCCGACCTTGATATAGGCGCCTATCCCCACCTGACCACGCCATGCACACCGCATCGCCCTTATCCGTTGAGCGCCCGAGGCGATCGACGACCTTTTCTTTCGTCTCAACTTGGATACCGCGGGTTCCTATCTCAAAGGTGGGGGCAGTAAGGTCGGCGAGCAACTCTGGGTCACGCGGTAGAGCGATCGGTGAACCTCCATCTTGGTTGGGGTCCAGGGCCTCCCTGAACTGCCATATAACCTGGGAGCGTTTGTTATAGAACCCGAGGTTACGGTCACTCGTTCTGGCAGTGCTTTTCTCTGCCCCTTTATGCGGAATCGGGTCAATGTTGTTCTCCTTCAGTATCTCGTACATCGAGCCGCCGTAGCCGCCGCCCATGTCGATGATGACCTTGGCTTCCTGACGCCGCACCGAAACCACGATGCCTGTGCAGTAGCGGCCGATGCGGTCTTTTGGGATATCCTTTGCCGCCGTCTCATGCATCTCATCGAACCAGCCGTCGAAGCGGCGGGCGATGATCATCGGATCCTTGCCGCCGCCCGAGCAGTCCACGCCCATCGAACACATCGGGATGCCCTCGGGTACCTGTGGGCGCCAGCGGTTCTGAGCCTCTAAGACCCACGCTGTTGGGATAGCCTGATTGACCGTATCCTCTCTTGCCGCCATGAAGTTGCCGTCACGGTAGGCAGACCGCATTGGTTCAGGTAATTGATCCAGACGCTTACTATAGTCGGTGTTAATGAGGTAGGGATTGTCCGAAAGCTCTCCATGTATAAAAGTACGGCTGATCGGGTGATAGTCTTTCCCGTTCCATGTTTTGACATCATGCTCTCCATCCACCCACATGTCCCGCCCATCGGGATCGGTCACCACCCACCTGAGATCACCTTCCTTCGCAGGGTTCGGGAACGTGATGTCCAGCCAGGGCGCAAACATCGGTATGATCCAGTAGCCATCCGCGGTGATGGGTGGGTTCGTCGCCATCACGATGCGGCACCTCTGCTCCGGTACCGTCGATCGGTTCCAGCCACAGAGGTAGCGGACTTGCATCTCGAGGAACTGGACGGCTTCATCAAAACAGTTCTTATTGATAAAGCCACCACCTGTGATATAGTGGTTTACTTCTTCAACCTCGATATCATAAAGCTCTTGAACACCAACAGATTGGACATCAAATGAAGAAACGCGCACTGATTCAGTCGCTTGACGTTTACCCGTCCTATAAGGGTGGTCGTACAATGGTTCTAGGCAAGTATATCCATGAGTTCGTCCCTGAACATCAGGATGCGAACATGTGGGGATGGGTGGCACAGCATCGCCTGATTGGTGAAGATATAGCTGGCCGCCGTCTTCGCAAGGGGAAGAACCCAAAGCGCCGGGAGTGCGTCCACCATATTGACGAAGACCCCTTGAACAATGATCCATCGAACCTTCTGATAATGACCTTCTCTGATCATCGCTCATATCATACAGGAAGGCGGTCCCGTGAGTACTACGCCGCCCGCCGTCCATCTGAGGACCAAGTCCGAAAGGCCCTCGATGGTCGCTCCGTAAAACAGGCAGCCACGCTTCTTGGGTGCAGTCACTATACGCTACGCAAACACTTTCCCATCTTGGTCGGCCCAAGACAGAGGTCATCGCCAACGCGACCAAATGATGCAAGGGCATGGAAGAAGATAGAGCCTTATGCACTGAGTGATAAGCACTCCATCCAAGATATCTCAAGGCGGTTCCATATTGGAGAGCGCACCCTGTTAGAAATGGCAAAACTGAACAAAACCCCTTGGGTACGGAAGTCAAAGAAGGGGATGATACACAGAACTTACCGTGGCAAACCCACCCAGCGGTGGTTAGAAGCCTGTGAGAAGAACCCTGGACTTGTGACGCAATGACATTTCCATCGGCGTCAATGGCAGTCACCTTCACGGCATCCTTGATCTGCTTGGGAAATATCCTCTCAATGCGACGAGGCCCTTCTAGAGTTTTAACCATGTCGCCGGCAGCTAAAGTCTCAACGGACTGATAGCTGCCATCACCCATAAGCACGGGCGTTCCCTTCCCGACACAAACCAAGTCATGCGGCTGACCCTGCCAGTGCTGCTCATCTCCCAGCTTGGCACAGGCTCCGAACTCGATCAGTTGATCATCGCGCCCCGCCGGCCGCAACTTCATCGGGTTGGAGCCTGAGTAGCCGTCACGGGTTCCGTTGATCTCGATCGCCCGCTCGGTCATCGCCCCCATGTCGGTGTACTGCCGGCGCATGATGAGGGAGCGGAGGTGCTTCTCGAAAGCCAGTCCGAGAACGAGATCGGTCTT